CGAATGGTTTAGCTCTGGCCCAAGGCAGAGGCTACAACCCGGCGGGGCTATCATTATTGTTATGACTCGCTGGAGCCAGAAAGATCTATGCGGTCAGATCATGCGAGACTCTATGCAACGTGAGGGATCAGATGAGTGGGATGTAATAGAGCTACCCGCGATACTACCTTCTGGCAATTCACTATGGCCTGAGTATTGGCCCATCGCAGAACTGGAGAAACTAAAAGCAGAACTACCTGTATCTAAGTGGGAAGCACAGTATCAGCAAAGCCCCACTTCAGAAGAGTCAGCAATTATCAAACGGGATTGGTGGCAGACATGGGAAGAACGGGAACCGCCCTATGTCAGTTTTATTATTCAGTCTTGGGATACCGCTTTCATGAAACACGAAAGGGCAGACTATTCTGCCTGTACCACATGGGGCGTGTTCTATGCAGATGATTCAAATGGTATGCAAGCACCCAACATTATTCTTTTAGATGCGCTGAAAGAACGAATGGAGTTTCCAACATTGAAGAAACGTGCGCTTGAAATGTATCAGGAATGGGAGCCAGATGCATTTATTGTGGAAGCAAAAGCAGCTGGTGCTCCACTCATACATGAATTAAGATCAATGGGTATACCTGTAACAGAGTACACTCCATCAAGGGGGAATGATAAAGTTTCAAGGGTCAATGCAGTTGCAGACTTTTTCGCATCGGGAATTGTTTGGTGTCCTCCAAAGAGATGGGCAGAAGAAGTGATCGAGGAGTTCGCTTCTTTTCCTGTGGGGGATCACGATGACTTGGTTGACTCATCTACTCAGGCACTGCTTCGTTTCAGACAGGGTGGATTCATCGCACTAGAGCATGATGAATATGAAGAAAGAACGCCTAGAAGATTAGCCAACTATTATTAGGAATAACCTATGGCAGTAGATAAAAGAATGGAACCTGTAGTGATGGCTGATATAGCCAACAGGGTGGGAGATCAAGAAGTTGTCGTAGACATAGAGAACCCAGATTCGGTTTCAATAGAGACAGAAGATGGCGGGATGATAATAGACTTCGATCCTGATCCTTCTGTAGATGACGCTCCCTTCGATGCAAACCTTTCTGAATACTTGGCAGAAGACTATTTAACTTCTCTGGCACAAGAGCTTATCGGTGCATATGAAGATGACTTGTCATCACGAAAAGATTGGGAAGATACCTACATCGAGGGTCTGGATCTTTTAGGACTGAAGATAGAAGATCGCACAGAGCCGTGGCCCGGAGCTTGTGGGGTTCACCATCCATTGCTTGCAGAGTCAGTTATCAGATTCCAATCACAGGCAATATCAGAACTATTCCCAGCACAAGGCCCAGCAAGAACCAAGATCATTGGAGAAGTTACCAGTGAGCTTTATGAACAGTCGGGTAGAGTACAAACCTATTTAAACTATCTGCTCACTGAAGAGATGTCAGAGTTTCGTGCAGAGACAGAACGTATGCTGTTCTCTTTGCCTCTAGCTGGTAGTTCCTTTAAGAAAGTTTATTACGATCCGAATATGGGTAGACCCTGTTCGATGTTTATCCCGGCAGAAGATGTTGTTGTTTACAACGGGGCTACAGATATCAAGACGCTAAGTCGTATGACGCATCGTATGCGCAAGTCGGCTAATGAAATAAGAAAGCTGCAAGTATCAGGATTCTATCGTGATGTAGAACTAAATGGCGCAGAAGCCTACATAGATCCAGTGAAAGAAAAGAAAGCTGAGATCGTAGGAGAGAACCTATCTTATAGCTCAATGGGTTCGTATCTGAAAAGCGAAACTGTTCATACTCTTCTTGAGATACAAGTTGATCTCGATATAGAAGGGTTTGAGGATATGCAGGATGGGCAAGCCACAGGCATAGCCGTTCCGTATGTTGTGACGGTTGATAAAGGTTCTGCGCAAATATTATCTATTCGTAGAAACTTCTTAGAAGAAGATCCGCTCAAAAGAAGACGAGATCATTTTATACACTACGAATATATTCCCGGTTTAGGGTTTTATGGATTGGGGTTGGTTCACCTAATAGGCGGTCTAGTAAAATCATCAACCTCAATCCTTAGACAGCTGATTGATGCTGGAACACTGGCAAATCTTCCCGGCGGTTTGAAGACAAGGGGTATGCGCATCATCGCAGACGATACACCTATCATGCCGGGAGAGTTTAGAGATGTGGATGTTCCCGGTGGATCGATCAAAGAAAACATATCGTTCCTGCCATACAAAGAACCTAGTGGCACTCTGTATCAGTTACTTGGCAATCTTGTAGAGGAGGCTCGTCGCTTCGCATCTATGGCAGATGTAAAGGCAGCGGATATGAATTCTCAAGCACCAGTTGGAACTACACTGGCCTTAATAGAACGCAACATGAAAGTAATGTCTGCTATACAGGCTAGACTACACGCAGCTATGAAGAATGAGCTTCGTCTTATATCTAGGATAGTTAAAGACTTTGGCCCATCAGAATATCCCTATCAGCCATATGGAGATAGAGATGACATAGTGCAGGACTTTAGTGATCAGATAGATGTCATACCTGTAGCCAATCCGAATGCCTCTACTATGTCCCAAAGGATCATGCAGTATCAGGCAGCGTTGCAGTTAGCACAACAGGCTCCACAGTTGTATGACCTACCAGCGTTGCACCGACAAATGCTGGAAGTATTAGGCATAAGAGATCCAGAAACTCTGGTCCCAGAAGAAGACCAGTTCACGCCGAAAGATCCTGTCACAGAAAACATGGACTTTATCAATGGCAAGCCAGCAAAAGCATTTGCTTATCAGGATCACGAAGCGCATATACAGACTCACTTGGCGGGTATGCGAGATCCGAAGATCATGGAACTCATGGCTCAAGCTCCAAACCAACAGGCAATCATGGGTGCTGTGTCCGCGCACATCGCAGAGCATTTGGCATTCCAGTATCGCATAGAGATAGAAAAGCAGCTTGGTATAGAGCTTCCAGCAGCCGATGTCGAACTCCCCCCACAAGTGGAAGCAAAACTTTCGTCTCTTGTAGCGCAAGCAGCAGAGCAGCTCCTCAATATGAATCAGGCAGAGGCGCAGCAACAGCAACAGGCAGCGCAAGCACAAGATCCTGTATTACAGCTGAAGCAGCGTGAGCTTGCATTAGAAGAACAAGAGGCAGCAAGTAAAGCGCAGATAGATCAGCAGAAAGTACAGAATCAGGCAGCGAAGATAGCGCAGGATCAGGCTAGAGCAGAGATGCGTCAAATGCTCGAACTACTCAAGATCGAAGCACAAAAAGAACAAACAAAGATGAAGATAGATAGTGCTGAGAAGATCGCTGGCGCAGAGATCGGAGCTAACATTGTTGGGGCCACTAATGATCGAGATGAAAGATTAGAAAGACAACGCATGTTAGAGAAGAGCAAGGGTGCAGAGATTGGTCGCAAGATAGCAGAAACAATAGTGAACCCTAAACGAGATGCCTAATTTTGTTGACCCGCAGTTTGTTGATTTGATATTGTCACGTTTAAACGACTTAGAGCAAGCTGCGATAGACAAGCTTGTTTCTGGATCGGTTAAGTCTTTTGAGGAGTATTCTCAGTGCAGAGGGCAGATCGAAGGCATACAGAAGTCTGTCTTGGAGATTAAGACTGTAGCAGAGAAAGTCTTTTCAGAAGAATAGTACCAGCAGGGTACAAGGGTTCTACACTTCCCATTAAGTGTTGCAGAGAGGAAATATGACAGATAAAGCAGTGGATATCAGATCCATTGGCAAGGAAGATGAAGGTGAGGCAGAAGTAGCTTCACAGCTTCCAGTGCCGACAGGGTATCATATACTTATTGGATTGCCTGAGATCGAGGAGAAAACGGAAGGAGGGATACTAAAAGCAAAGTCAACATTAGAGATAGAAGAAGTAGCTTCTATTGTTGGTTTTGTAATAGCGATGGGGCCAGATTGTTATAAAGACGAAAAGCGATTTCCTACGGGGCCGTGGTGCAAAGAAGGTGATTTCGTATTAATGAGATCATATAGCGGAACCAGAATTAGCATTCATGGAAAAGAGTTTCGGTTAATTAATGACGATACACCCGAAGCGGTAGTACAAGATCCAAGAGGTATTAAACGTGTCTGAGGCAGCATACGAAGAAAACGAACAAATAATATCTCCTCAAGAGGAGATAGAAGTCATAGCGGTAGATGATACTCCAGAAGAAGATCGTCGCCCCGTCAGAGAAAATGTTGAGCCTTTCAACATAGACGAAGAAATACAAACGCAAGATGAAACAGTTCGTAAAAGAATCAATCGTCTGAAGTATGAATATCATCAGCAGCGTCGAGAAAAAGAAGCAGCTGAACGACTCAAAGAAGAAGCTATTGCATTCGCCAAAAAAGCCCAAGATGAAAACACCAGATTGCAGGGTTTGGTCGGTCAGAGCGAACAAGCTCTTTTACAAAGTGTTCAAACAAGAACACAGGCAGAGTTAGAGTCTGCCAGAGAAAAATATAAGAAAGCCCATGAGGATGGGGATACAGATGGAATGGTTGCTGCTCAAGAGCAGCTTGCAAGGGTACAGGCAGATAGAGCTTATATAGATAACTATCAACCCCAAATGCAGCAGCCGTCTACGGAGCAACAAGCTCCAGAATCGGTGGAGCAGCCATCGCAACAACCGCTAGATCCAAGACTTCAGACTTGGCTGGCAAATAATACTTGGTTCGGCGCACCCGGTAACGAAGCAGTCACAGGATTTGCTTACGGGCTAGACGAGATGTTGTCCAAAAGAGGAGTAGAGAGAAACTCTCCACAATACTTTGAGGCAATAGATCAGGCGTTGAGAAAGTCTTTTCCAAAGGCATTTGGCGTAGAAGAACAGCAACAGGCAGAAGATACGTCAAGCAAACCCAACACTGTCGTAGCATCGGCACAGAGAACTAGCGGGGGCAAACGTCAAGTGAAGCTCAACAGTTCGCAGATAGCTTTATGCAAACGATTAGGAATTACACCAGAGCAATATGCTCGTCAACAAATGGGGAATTAAGATGTCTGAAGAAAGAGCACCAAGAGAAACGGAGACACGAAGCGAAAGCGAAAGACCTAAGAGCTTTGTACCGCCGACACTTCTACCTGATCCAATACCGCAAGACGGATATGTTTTTCGATATATCAGAACAGATATGCAAGGTCAGTCTGATGCCACTAATGTCTCTATGAGATTTAGGGAAGGCTGGGAGCCATGCAGAATCGAAGACCATCCAGAGCTTGAAGTTGTAGCGGATGAGAATAGTAAGTATCCGGGGTGTGTGCATATAGGTGGATTGTTGCTTTGTAAGGCTCCACGGGAAGTTGCGGAATCACGACAGCGTTATTACGAAGACGTAGCATCGCAACAGATGGAAAGTGTAGACCGAAACTACTTACGAGAAGGCGACTCTCGAATGCCTTTATTGCAACCAGAGAGAACCTCACGAGTCAGTAAGTTCGGTAAATAATAAACTTTTGATTTGTAAGGAAATAAATAATGGCTAGTACAGCTGCACCTTTTGGAGCTAGACCTGTCAATACGATGAGCGCAAGCGGTTCCTTTACCGGAAAAGTTCAGCACATCAAAATTGCCAGTGGCTATGGTACAGACATTTTCAACGGAGACTTCGTTAAATTAGTTTCCGGCGGGACTGTCGAAAAGGATACAGGCACTTCTACCCTTACCTCTGTAGGTATTTTTCTAGGGGTGAAGTACACTGATCCAAGCACGAACCAACTAACGTTCAATCAATACTTCCCAGCATCTACTGCTGCGAGCGATATTTTTGCTTATGTATTGACTGATCCAGATGTGGTTTTCTTAATGCAAGCAGATGGCTCAATTGCTCAAACGGCAATTGGAGCAAACTTTGATGTTATCCAAACTGGTGGATCTACCAGTATTGGTAACAGCAAGAATGCGGTTGACGCAGATTCTGTTGCAACAACAAACACACTCCCACTAAGAATCTATGATTTTTATGATGGGCCAGAAAGTTCAATTGGTGATTCTTTTACCGATGCGTTGTTCATTTTCAATGCTGGGCATCAGTACAGAAACACAACTGGCGTTTAAGGAGATTTAAGAAATGGCAATTTCAAGAGCGCAAATGCTTAAAGAACTCCTGCCGGGGCTTAATGCTCTTTTTGGTTTGGAGTATGAAAAATACGAAGACGAGCACACGATGATTTACGAAACGGAATCATCTGATCGTAGCTTCGAGGAAGAGGTAAAACTGTCAGGCTTTGGTTCTGCGCCCGTCAAGGGAGAAGGTGAGGCAATCACCTACGATGCAGCACAAGAGGCTTTCACAGCAAGGTTCAATCACGAAACAATCGCGATGGGATTTGCAATTACCGAAGAGGCGATGGAAGATAATTTGTATGACTCGCTATCTGCGAGATACACCAAAGCTCTTGCTAGAGCGATGGCGTACACCAAGCAAGTTAAAGCTGCTTCTCCTCTAAACAATGGATTCACCAATTCATTCCAATCTGGTGACGGTGTGAACCTGTTCACTGCGTCCGGTGATGGAGTAACTGGTGGTGACGGACACCCTCTAGTTAGTGGTGGCAAAAACAACAACCGGCCTGTAACGGGAACGGACTTGAACGAAACGTCACTAGAATCTGCAATCATTGCTATCGCTGCATGGACTGATGAGCGTGGTTTGCTAATTGCTGCAAGACCTAGAAAGCTTATCGTTCCTCCTGCGTTGATGTTTACGGCTACGAGAATTCTGCAAACAGAAGGTCGTGTCGGAACAGCAGACAACGATATCAATGCCATATATACTAATGGCAGTATTCCAGAAGGATACTCAGTTAATCACTATCTCACGGATACAAATGCGTGGTTCTTGATTACTGATGTTCCTAACGGCATGAAGCATTTCGAGCGTCAAGCACTAGCCAACTCTATGGACGGTGACTTTGATACTGGTAATGTTAGATATAAAGCTAGAGAGCGTTACTCCTTTGGGGTAAGCGATCCACTCGGAATTTTTGGTTCCCCCGGATCTAGCTAAAAAGAAACGGTATGGGCTATCTTCGGGTAGCCCCATACTATCCTGACAGTTTCGTAAGAAGCTGACACTAGCCAAGACAGGAGACATACATGGCTAATACGACTTTCTCTGGTGCGGTCAGATCTGAAAGCACCTTCAAAACTATCAGCAAAAATACTAGCACTGGCGTTATAACAGAAGTTACAACTGTTGGTGGTGCTCCTGTAAGCTTGGCTGATAGCGATGTTACTCTCACAAACGCTACCCATAGCGGAAGAGTTCTTCTTGTACCCGATGGCGGTCAAGACAATACATACACTTTGCCAGCACCTATCGCGGGTTCTGTATTCAGATTTGTTTATGCAGGTGGAGCAGCCGATGCGACAGATGCGCTAATCCTTACACCCGGAAATACTAACTTTTATATTGGTGGGGTAACGTTCCTAGATACGGATGGCAATGAAGTTAGCTCAGTATTTTCTGATGGTAACTCTAACAGCAGCATTCAGCTAAACGTTCCCGCTGGATTTGATGTAACTATTGTTGGTTTAAATACAACCAACTATCAAATCTTTGGAAATGTTACGAGTACTACTGCTCCTGCTTTTGCTGATCAATAATAGGAGATTAGTATGGCTGATGCGGTAGCAACACAAACCATACAAGATGGGCCACGTATAGCAGTTTTTAAGTTTACCAATGTTAGTGATGGAACTGGCGAGTCTGCTGTAACCAAAATAGATGTCTCTGCACTTACATCTGATCCCATGTCTGGAGCAGCTTGCTCCTCCGTGGTGATCCAAAAGATTTATTACTCAACCATAGGGATGGGAGTGAAGATATTTTTTGATGCAAGTACGGATGTTTTAGGTTGGCAACTTAACGCAGACTTCTCAGATACCTTAGACTTTTCAGAGTTCACAGGTATACCTGATACTAAGGCAAGTGGTACTACTGGAGATGTTAAATTTACTACGGTGGGTGCATCAAATAATGATGTATACAACATAGTAATGCAGGTGGTTAAGAGGTATTAATGCTTAACGAGTTTGAAAACAAAATGATGGCTTGCTTTCATGTTTTCAGTGATCCAACTGATCCTGTAAAAGTTTCTATATCTATGGATGAAGAAGGCAGGTATGTCACGTTTCAAACTCAGACGGCAATAATAAATGCCCATCAAATGACAATAGAGCAGTTTTTAAATACGCCAGAGACATCGTTAAAGGCGATTGTTAAAGGTTTATATAGGGACTTACAAAGGGTCGTTTAAACGCATGGAACTCGCTATTCGACAAGAAATTAGAGAATGGTCGGCACAAACGTTAGAGAAACCGCTAGAGGAATATAACGGAATGAGCGGTTGTCCATATGCAGCAGCATCATGGAGCAATCATAGAGTTAAGATATCGTTTAAACGCAACAAAAGTTTTATGCCTTTGTATCAGGCAATAGAGTCATTTGATGATGCTTATGATGTCGATATCGTTGTTGATTTGAAATTCGAGGAAGATCAAACAGCCTATCATGAAAGGATAGATGTAATTAACGAGGCGATATCAGAGGGGGCATTTGGTGATAGAGACTTATGGATCATGGGGTTTCATCCTGATGATTTTGATAGTCAGGTCGTGGAGAGCGAGGATTTCGAGCCTTCTAACGATTATGTATATGCAATGATGTATGTTCAGCGGTTAGCTAAACTGCATGAGGCAGCATACAAGTTAGAAAGAACAGATTACTATCAATCTGTATTTGGAGAAAGCAATCCAGATCATGTGTTTAAAACTAGAGAGCTTTTCTATAACAAGCTAAAGGAGATAGCATGAGAAAGAAAAATGGCAGCAAGAAAATGGGCGTTATGAAAAAGAAGCCTATGGGAATGAGAGGCGGTACCAAGAAGAAAGGTATGCGCAATGGCAAGATGCCAAAGATGGGTGTCATGAAAAAGAAAGGTATGCGTGGCGGTTCTAGCAAAATGAAAAAGAACGGCGTTACCAAGAAGCGCAAGTAAAAGGGGGCTGAATGGCTAGTAAATATAAGCTAGTTGAAAATGGTTATAGCCTTATCACTATGGAGCCTGTCTTTCAGATAGTTGATGAAGACGGCAACTTAGTTGATGCTAAACCACGCTCAAAAGATGAGGCAGAAAAAGCATTAAAAGCTTTGCAGCCAGCTGTTGAAGAAAAGAAAGCTGCGCCTCCAAAGAAAGCACCAGCTAAAAAAACTACAGCAAAAAAGAAGTAGTTAGTGACTTCTACCTACACATTCAGCCTAGACTTAGGTGATGTCATGGAGGAGGCATTTGAGAGAGCGGGTTCAGAACTAAAGAGCGGTTACGACTATAGGACTGCTCGAAGAAGTTTGGACTTGATGTTTCTCGAATGGCAAAACCGTGGCGTTAACTTGTGGACGGTAAAAGAAGGTACTCAGTCGCTAACGTCTGGCACTGCCAGATATACTTTAGATGCTAAGATATTAGATATTGTTGAAGCGTTTATTAGAACTGATGCTGGGAATACATCTAGCCAAACAGATCAATCTTTAACCAGAATATCTGTAAAGCAGTTTGCGCATCTGACAAATAAGCTGGATTCTGCAAAGCCTTTACAGTATTGGTTTGAAAGAGCCGATTCTGCTAACTCTATTAACCTTTGGCCTGTTCCAGACTCTCAGGAAACATATACCTTGGTGTATTACTATATCGAGCGTATAGCTGATACAGGGGCTAATGCAGGTACTAATCCAGAGGTTCCATCAAGATACTTGCCTTGTTTGGTTGCAGGGCTTGCCTATCATTTAAGTCTGAAAAAGGAAGAGTCTAAAGATCGAATACAATTGTTAAAGCAGCTGTATGAAGATGAGTGGCGTATTGCTTCTGACGCTCACAGAGAAAAGGGATCTTTGTATTTTGTGCCGGGAGGATATAGACATTGAGCATTTATGCTAGAGGCAAATATGCTTTCGGCTTTTGTGACGTAACAGGTTTTCGTTACAAGCTAGAAGATCTTGTTCCGCTAATAAGAGATGGCAGGGATACAGGCTTGCGTGTTGGCTATGACGTTGTTGATGTAGATAATCCTCAATACGAATTAGGCAGAATGAAGATGTCTGATCCGCAAGCACTGCGTAATCCTAGACCTGACAAAGCATTAGAGCAAAGCAGGATACTAGGCGCATTTGATCCTGTTGGTGGAGGTAATAGCGCACTAGGGTCAAGAACTGTTGGTCTTGATATGAGAGGCGAAATCGGATTTGTAACAGTGGTGACAAGCTGATGGCGTGGACATATACAACACTTACTCAGGCTATAAAGGATTATACAGAAAATAGTGAAACTACGTTTTCTAATAATATTGCCAACTTTGTAAAAGCGACAGAAGAACAAATACTACGGGCAGTGCAGCTTCCCGATTTTAGGAAAAACGTTACTGGCACGTTAACTAGTGGCAATTTTTATTTGTCAAAGCCCTCAGACTTTTTGTACTCATACTCATTGGCAATAGATAACTCAGGCTATGAGTATCTAATATTCAAGGATGTCAACTTTATAAGAGCAGCACATCCTGTAAGTACAACTACTGGAGTTCCAAAGTATTACGGAATTTTTGATGAAAGTACTTTTATAGTGGGGCCAACGCCTAATGCTAACTTTACAGCAGAGCTTCACTACTCTTACAAACCAGAATCAATAACAGCTGCATCGGATGGCACAAGCTGGTTAGGAACTAATGCAACGAATGCAATGCTGTATGGCTCACTGGTTCAAGCATATATCTTTATGAAAGGGGAGCCTGACGTAATACAGTTTTACAATCAGCAATATGAAGTGGCTTTGGGTCAGATTCAAAAAGAAGGCGATGGATATGAGCGCACTGATGCTTATAGAACGGGCCAAAGGGCAATTAAGGTTAGCTAATGAGTTCTGAGGGAAGTATTAAGTTAGGCGCATATGCTGTTCACACTACAGACTTCAAGGGCCATGACCCTGATTTCTGGGCAGAAACAGCAACAGAAAGAATTATAAATATTGGTGGCAACTGTCATCCGTTAATCGCTCAACAGGCAGAAGCGTTTAAACGTGATGTATTGCAAACAATATCGTACTATATGAAAGAGGCTATAAAGAGTGACAGGACAACTCTGATAGCGGAGTTAGAAAAACAAGGCCAACAGGAAATGGCTGATATTTTAAGGAGACTATAATGGCTATATCCACAGCTATGTGTACCTCGTTTAAACAGGAAATACTTGTTGGCACACACAACTTTACGGCTACTACAGGTAATACGTTTAAACTGGCATTGTTTACTAGCAGCGCATCTTTAGGTGCAAGCACCACCGCTTTTGCAACCACAAACGAAGTCAGTGGCACAGGATACTCAAGTGGAGGTTCAAACCTAACTTCAGTAACGCCAACCACATCTGGCACAACTGCACTGTGTGATTTCTCAGATCTCACATTCTCCAGTGCATCAATCACAGCGAATGGAGCACTAATTTATAATAGCAGTGCATCTAATAAAGCTGTTTGTGCTTTAGCATTTGGTGGTGATAAAACAAGCACCGCTGGAGACTTTACTATTACATTTCCAACAGCGGATGCGTCAAACGCAATTATCCGAATAGCATAGAGATAATATGTGGCAGATATTACTGGATGGGGTAGAGGAGCTTGGGGCGATGGCCCGTGGGGTGAACCTGTCCCGGTCACTGTCACAGGTGTATCTGCAACTGGCGCAGTCGGATCGGTTACGGTCACGGGAGATGCGACAACCTCTGTCACAGGCGTGGCGGGAACGTCTGCTGTTGGATCGGTCACGGTTGCAGCAGCCTCTAATACATCGGTTACAGGAGTATCTGCAACAGGGTCTATTGGATCTGTATCAATTACGGCAGAAGCTAATGTTACGCCAACGGGTGTCGCAGGTACGGGTTCTATCGGGTCTGTATCGATCAGCGCGGATGCGTCCACCTCAGTCACCGGCGTATCTGCAACAGGATCTGTGGGATCGGTTTCTGTTACCGCCGATGCGGTGGTCAGTCCTACTGGTGTTGTTGGCACTTCAGCCATTGGCAGCGTTACAGTCACAGGTCAGGCTAACGTCAGTGTCACGGGCGTTACAGCAACTGGTGGTGTGGGGTCTGTCACTGCTACTGCTGGGGCCAACACTTCTGTTACTGGCGTTGATGCTACTGGCTCAGTCGGTTCGGTATCCGTTACTGCTGCTGCATCGGTTGCCCCTACTGGCGTGGCAGGGACTAGCGCAGCTGGCACAGTTACTACAAGCACCTCTCAAAATATTAGCGTTTCGGGTACGCAAGGCAATGGGCAGGTTGGTGTTATTGCAGTCGAACCAGATACAAACGTCGAGCCAACCGGGGTTGTTGGAACAGGGCAAATTGGATTCGCATTAGTTTGGGGGCTGATAGATGATGCACAAACACCAAATTGGAGTACGATAGATGATTCGCAAACACCTAGCTGGTCAGATATTAATGATGCACAAACTCCAGATTGGGAAGAGGTAGCGTAATGGTTCGTAAAGTACGAAAAGTAATTAAGGGTTTAGAGAAAGCATCTAAGACTCATAAGAAACAAGCAGATACATTAAAAAAGCATTTGTCTTCTATGAAGAAAACAAAAGCGAAAACAAAGAAAAGGTAAGTTATGGCAACGTATGTAAATGACCTTCGACTAAAAGAAATTGCTACTGGTGATGAATCAGGAACTTGGGGTACCAGCACAAATACAAATTTGGAGCTGATTGCTGAAAAATTTGGCACTGGTTCTGAAGCTTTATCTGATGCCTCAACTGCAACGATTACTATGCAGGATGGGACAAGCGATGCGTTTCGCTCTTTTTCTTTAACGCTTACGGGATCTCTTTCTCAAGCTTGTACTGTAACTCTTGCCCCTAATACGCTTTCTAATGTCTGGGTGGTTCAAAACTCTGCTGGTGATACGGTTACACTGACACAAGGCACAGGCGCAAATGTTGTTATACCGAATGGCGGTATTAAGATGATTGCAACAGATGGCGCGGGATCGGGTGCTGCTGTTACTGACGTATTAGATTTGACAGGCGGTACAGGCAACGTAGGTCTTGGTTCTGGCTCACTTGGTACAGGTCTTACTACAGGAACGGACAACGTAGCTATAGGTGAGAATGCTGGTGACGCACTCACAACGGGATCTGACAACACTTTAGCAGGAGACAATGCGGGTGGCGCATTGACCACGGGTACGGACAATATAGCTATTGGTTCAGCAGCTTTAGATGCGGAAGACACTGGAGCCAGATCGGTAGCTATCGGTAGCAACGCTCTTTCTGCACAAAACAACGATGCGAATAATTACAATGTAGCTGTTGGTTATAACTCAGGGGCGGCTGCAACTTCTGGTATCAGAAACAATTTTTATGGTGCTGAGTCTGGAGAGGCACTTACTACGGGTGACGACAATATAGCGATAGGCTATCAAACTCTTACGAGTGAAACAGCGGGAAATAGATCAGTTGCCATCGGCAACAATGCTCTTGATGCTCAGAACTCCACCACCGATACCAATATGTATAACGTGGCTGTGGGATATGCTGCCGGTGGAGCGGTCACTACGGGAATTCAGAACACGCTTATCGGGGGCCAAGCTGGTGACGCTCTTACTGATGCTGATCATAACGTAGCGGTGGGTTACGCTGCATTGACTGCTGATACCCTTGGAAGTAAATCGGTAGCTATTGGACGCGCTACATTATTTACCCAAAACTTCACTACAGCAACAGATGCATACAACGTAGGAGTTGGCTATAACGCAGGTCTTTCAGTTACCACGGGAACTTTTAACACTTTACTTGGTGGCCTTAGTGGTGATGCTCTGACTGTGGGAACTAGAAATGTAGCAGTTGGTAAAGATGCCTTAACATCTGATACTAAAGGCAGTAGGTCAACCGCACTTGGTTTTGCAGCTTTATTTTCTCAGAACTTTACTACGGCTACAGATGCTTACAACGTGGCTGTGGGTGAACAAGCAGGTTTAAATGTCACCACGGGAACTCATAACACACTCGTTGGGGCTCAAGTAGGAGATGCACTTACGACTGGTACAAGCAATATCGGCGTAGGGTATGCTGCTCTTAGCTCTGACACCAAAGGTAATAAATCTGTAGCAATCGGTAGGGCAGCATTAAACGAACAAAACTTCACCACGGATACCGATGCTTTTAACGTTGCAGTAGGTCACGAGGCGGGTCTGGGAATCACCACGGGGCAATTCAATACGTTAGTTGGCGGTATCGCAGGAGATGCTCTAACCACAGGAACAAGAAATGTTGTTGTGGGTTATAACGCTTTAACCACGGATACTAAGGGATCTAAGTCTGTTGCGATTGGTTTGGGTACGTTACAAGATCAAAACTTTACTACAGCAACCGATGCTCTCAATACAGCAGTAGGACATGGTGTTGGTTCGTCAATGACCACGGGAATTCAGAACACGCTTATCGGGGGGCTGGCTGGTGATGCTATCACCGATGCGGATTTTAACGTGGCGGTCGGTTATGCAGCTTTGAGTGCAGATACTTTAGGAAGTAACTCAACCGCTATAGGGTGGTCTGCTTTAGCGGCTCAAAACTTTAGCACAGCAACCCTTTCATACAATACGGCGGTGGGTTTCAAAGCAGGGCTATCAGTCACTTCGGGAGTCCAGAACACCTTGGTTGGAGGTTTATCTGGTGATGCTTTGACTCAGGGAGCACGTAACACGGCATTTGGTTATGCTACTTTAACTAGCGATACTCTAGGTCAATATGCTGTTGCCATTGGTTATGGAGCTTTAAACGAACAAAACTTCACTACAGCTACAAATAACTACAATGTCGCGATTGGGTATTTAGCGGGTGAGACAGTCTCTACGGCAGTTCAGAATACTCTCGTGGGGGGGTTGGTTGGCGATGCTTTGACTACTGGCGGTGAAAACTCGGCTTTTGGGTATGCGGCTTTATCCTCTGAAACTACTGGTACAAGTAACACGGCATTAGGCAACCTTTCTTTGCTATCTCAAAACGGCGCCACTGCTAACACAGCGGTTGGATATAATTCTGGTCGTTCGATTACTACGGGTACTAAAAATGTAATTATGGGTACTTTTGCAGGTGATGCCCTTACTGATGCTGACCAAAATGTGGCAGTTGGTTACGGGGCTTTAACCTCAGACACTTTTGGGAGTAATAGTGTAGCTGTCGGTAATAACGCATTAGAAAGTCAAAACCACACCACTGCGACAGACGCTTTTAACACAGCGGTTGGTGGTAACGCAGGGAATGCAATTACCGATGCAGTCCGCAACACATTGGTTGGTGGCGTAGCTGGAGATGCTCTTACTAGTGCTGACTTTAATACGGCTGTTGGTTATGGAGCTTTAACTTCTGACACTTTAGGAGAAAGATCAGTTGCGATTGGTTATTTTTCTCTAGTTAGTCAGAATCGTACAACTGCTTCTCAATCTAACAATACGGCTGTCGGGTTTCAATCGGGCGCAAATATAACCACAGGAGATGAGAACACATTGATTGGTTCCGATGCAGGTGACGGTATGACAACTGCATCAAATTGCGTAATTGTTGGTTTTTCATCTTCGGCTTCTGCCTTTAACGGTAACGGACAAATAGTTATCGGTCACGATATAACGGGCGGTGGCAATAACACAGCTAGACTCGGTACTACTGGTGGAGGAACCGCGACACTGTCGTTAGATGGTTCTGATACTTCTTGGGCTGCTGCTTCGGATGAAAGACTTAAAAAAGACATCGCAGATTCAACTGTTGGTTTGTCTTTTATTAATGCGCTTCGCCCAGTGACTTTCAAATGGAACGCTAAGAACGCTATAGCAGATTCATTGCCTCAGTATGATGCAGATTCATCTGACCCTGTATACGGTGAAGGCAAAGCGCATCACGGTTTTGTAGCTCAAGAAGTAAAGGCTGTGATTGATGCAAACTCAGATGTCGTAGATGGGCATAATATTTGGGTTGAAGACCCAGACGGCACTCAACAGGTTGCGCCTTCAGCATTGATACCAATGCTTGTTAAAGCAATCCAAGAACTTTCAGCAGAAGTAGAAAAACTAAAATCAGGAGGATAGAAAATGGCAGAAGAAGTAGTGCGCACAGACGAAGAGAAAGCACAAGCTTTTGCAGCGATGACGGGAAGTATTTCCGTGATTGACAACGTGCTCGATGACGATAATGAGTTTGGTAACGACCTGACCAAAGAAGAAAAGAAAGAGCGTATCATGCGTACTGCAGGATATATGTCATATCAAAAAGCGTTAGGCGATTGGGGGTCAGAAGACTTCACTGCGATTGACGCTGCGATCAAGAAAGCAGAAGACTAC